GCCCAAACGCATGACCCAGGTTCAAAAGATCGTAGACCAGGGCATTGCTCAGAATATGTCGGCCACCAAGATTCTGCAGGCAGTAGAGTCTAGGACTGCCCAAAAGGTTACTGGCGCACAAGCCAAAGAGATTAAGCAGTACATCTTCGATAAGACACCCAAGGGTCAGATTTTCTCTGACCAGGCATTTAAGGATCTGGTGGCGCAGCCGTTCCCCATGGAACCATCAACAGCCAACTTCGCTAACTCATTTAATGCGGCTATGGACTGGCTTAATACGCTGGATGCCAATGGCCTTAGAGTTGCAGCTCAAGATGCCAATGCTCGCCTGGCACCGATTCTTGGTACATCCAAGGATGGTAAGGTTAATCGATTGCTGACCACCAATGGCAAGCTGCTGAAGACCGAGAAGGGTCTTGAGGGTAAGACACCCATTGAGCTTCCTGATGGCCGTAACATTGAGAGCGCAGGCCTGGCTATCTCCCCGGCATTTAAGGTGGGCAAGTTCAGCACCTGTCCCAATTCTGCAAGCTGCGCCCAAGAATGTCTTGGTAAAACTTCTGGTGGTTACTTTGCTTATGGTGGTGGCGCTGACTTAGAGGCCATGAAGGGCACCAGGCTCCGCAGCTTCCGCATGACACAGGCCATGTTCAGAGAACCCGAGGCCTTTGCCATCAAGATACACAATGAGATCATTTCCCTTAAGCGAGCAGCAGAGAAGGGTGGCAACGCCCTGGCCATTCGTTTGAATGTTTTATCTGACATTGATCCCAAGGTGCATGAGGCCATCATCAAGGCTCACCCTGATGTCTTCTTCTACGACTACACCAAGATGAAGTACAAGCCCATTGCGCCCAACCATCATTACACCTACAGCTCGACTGGTACCACGCAGAAGGCTGGCCTCAATGGCATGACGGTGGATGTTGAGAATCCTCATACCAACTGGGAACAGATGAAAGCCAGGCTCGATGGTGGTGACAATGTGGCCATGGCCTTTAGCAGCAAGAAGGCGCTACCTCAAAGTGTTCTCGATGAGGCAACTGGCAAGGTTTATACCGTCATTGATGGGGATGCCTATGACTTTAGGCCAATGGACAAGCAGCTACCCGGCACCGATGGCGTGATTATTGGATTAAAGAATAAGGCCATGACTCGCAAGGAATCTACCGCAGTGCAAGATTCCAAAGGGTTCTTTGTGCCCTATGACCCCCAGTTCTTAAAAGATGGCAAGAAGCTGGCAAGGGATCAGTTTGGTGATCCGATCCCTGGCAATACACAAGTTGTCATTCCTCAACAAAAGCGCAGAATTATTGATATAGCGGTTGAAGGAAAAGCCGGGCCATTAGATACTGGTGAGCAAATTACCGAAAGGGCAAAACAATGATTACCGACATTGTCCTCGATGAAGAAGACTTCCTTCAGCAGTTCCCAGACAGCGAGCAATATTCAGGCGAGGGTTTACCCTATGCTGACTGGTGGGAAACTGGTGACGATCCTTTGGCCGTTGGCCAGCCAGTAGATATTGCTACTATGTTTGGGCAGGGGTAAGCAATGGCAATTCCACCACTAACCCAGAGGCTGGATGATTTGGCGGTGTCTGCCGCCGAGAGCGAAACAGAAACTGGGAATACCTTAACCCAGCAGCAAGCTATTACGCCGCCTGTTATGAGCCTTGAGCAGGCTATACCAGCAGAAGCGCCACAGCTTGCCGGCAAGATTGAGGGCTTGCGTGGTCTGGGTAAGATCATTAAAGAAGTTACCAAGACTGAGCCACCCGCCATCACTGATCCGCTCAAGCGTATTGAAAAGCCCACGCCTGATGCACCAGAGATTTTGCCTGGTGATGTTCCCGCGGATGTCAAGAAAGAGCTGCGTAAGTCTGCACCCGTGCGAGCCGTTGGTGACAAGATCATTGTGCAGCCAGGATCACCCGAGCTGTTTAAACAGGTCACCGATCTTATGGAGACCGTACCCATTGAGGGCAGGCCACCACAGGTCAGGCCTAATATGGATATCTTCCAATCTGAGGATGATGTCAAGAAGTTTGCTGTTGCAGCCACTGAGCATTGGAAGGATTGGGTGGATGTTCAGCGCAGAGCTGGCCGCACCCTGGAAGATATCATTGATGAGGCCGAGCGTTTCTTAGTGGTAGAGGGTGCAGGCAAGGCACTCAGGATGCTAATCAACCGCAAGCCTGGTGACCGGCCATTCTCCGACTTTGAGAGTGCAGCGGTCAAGATTGCCATGATTGACATGGCCAATGTGGTGACCAAAGAGATTGACCTGGCGCTTGAAACCAATGACCCAGCGCAACTCCTCAAGGCCACTCGGCTGATGACCATGTACGGTTACAGCAATGCAGCCGAGCTGGGTAATGCTGCTGACTATGGCCGCGGCCTGGCAGTGCGCCGCATGATCCCTGGGCCTGATGAGGCTAGGGTCAGAAGGATGCAGCAGATTGTCGAACAGGTTCGCCCAGGTGCTACGCCAGTACCAGGCCAGCCTGGCGTTATGCCGCAGACTGCAACCGAGGTCACGTCTGCCATGCAAGATATTGCAGACATGGGTGGCGCTGACAATGTAAGAAGGGCGCTCCAGGCTTTTCGGGCGCTACCTGATGTTGACTCCAAGACTAACTTTGCAAGCCGTTTGGCTCGCGCTTCCCTTGATGCTGTTGCTGAGATCTACACAAGCGCATTGGTATCGAACCCAGTCACGCATTCATTCAATATCTTGGGTACACCGATTCATGTTAGCGCCATGCTGAGTGAGCGTTATGTTGCTGCTGTGGGCCGCGGTGATAAAGAGATGCAGGCAGCAATTTTTGCTGGTGTTCGTTCAATGCCCAAGTATTTCAACCAGGCACTGGCTGCTGGCACAAGGGCATGGAAGACCGAGATGCCCTCGGACATGACCACCAAGTTTGACCAGGATCGAATTGCTGTAACGCCGCAAAACTTTGGCGTTGCTCCTGACACCATGCTAGGCAAGACTATTGATTATTGGGGCCAGGGCATGAGGCTGCTTGGCTTCCGAGTCCTGACCACTACAGACGAAACTTTTAAAGCATTGCTGCGCGGCATGGAGATGGAGATTCAATCCTCCTATGAAGCAGGCAAAGCATTTAACTATAAGCTCGACAATGGCGGCACAGTCGAGGAAGCAACTAATATGGCTCGGGATGCATACCAAAGGGCCATGGCCTCTGATGCTACCTATGACCAGGCTGCTGAGTTTGCCAAGATTGCCACCTTCCAAGATGACTTGCCGGGTGAGATTCTTGCCCAGGCACAACAGGTGATGACGCACCCCATGATGAAGATTATGGGTTTCCCATTCTTCAAGACTCCCATGCAGATTGCATTGCGGGTGCAAGAGCGCAGCCCATTGGCTGTGATCATGCCAAGGTTCTGGAAGGCTATCGTTTCGCCTGAGACTGAAGAAGCGCGTAGCTTGGCCCTGGCTAAGTTTGGTATGGGTTCGATGATCGGCACCAGCATCATGGCCTCTGACTACATTAGTGGTGATGAGATCAAGATAACTGGCTATGGCCCCAGCAGGCCAGCAGAGCGTACACGATGGCTTGAGAAGCACAAGCCCTATGCCGTGGGTGTCAAGCAGCCTGATGGCAGTTATACCTGGATTGACTATTCTCGCTATGACCCGATCTCTGGGGTTATTGCAGGCTGGGCTGATACCCGAGACACCATCCTAAAAATGGACGATCCAGAAGCAGAAGAGAATCTGGTTATGGACATGGGCCTGGCCACTTACCAGTACATGACTGAAGCGCACCCCATGCTCGACTTTGCTTCGCAGCTTAACTATGTGATGGGTTCCAGCTTTGACCCGGCAGAAGACAAGGTACAGCGCATTATCGAGTTATTCCAGAAGCAGGCTACCGATGTCGCTATGAATGTTGGCCAGAGCATGGTGACTGGTGGACTGTATCCACAATCACTTGCTGCTACCTTGGAGCGCTACAACAACCCATTAAGTAGCCAGACCTTGCCAGCAGATCAGTACGACTATCTGAGTGGGCCTGGCTTTAGGATAGGCCTGCGCGGTGCCTATGAGTCTATTCAAAAGGCCAGGTCTCGCAACCCTCTGTTTTCGGACGATACCTTTGTGCGCCATAACGAATGGTTTGAACCTATCGAAACTGGCCCTGGTGATCTGACCACATTCTTGCCACTGCGTATTCAGAACAAGAAATTTAATGCCATCAATACAGAGCTGGAGTCTTTGGGTGGCGGGTTTGAGAAGTTGCAGCCCAGCATGGGCGAGCCAATGATCAAGCTCAACGATATGCAGATGGAGCGATACAAGGAGCTGTACAACTACCCCGCTCGCTCAGTCTATGCCCTGGAGGCGCTGGGTGGATTTGACAGCGCACTGGTGGGCAACATGACCGATGAGCAGAGAGAGTCTGCCCTGGCTTCTGTCATGGAGATGTACCCACCAAGGAATGAATACCTGTTCTCGGTCATCAGCTCGGAGATGTATCAGAATACCTATGACGATATGGGCGAACTGAGAGCTACCGAGAAAGGCGAGAAGCTCGACTATCTCAAAGCTGAGAATGGCCGGTATCGATCCATGGCCAAGAAGCTCATGCTCATGGAGTTCCCCGAGCTTCGTAAGCTGATTGAGCAGCGCGATGCATACGAATTGAAGGAGGGCCGTAAACCAAGGAACCTTCCGCTGTCATCTGAAACCTATCAAAGAGTAATGAAATAAGGAGCTAGGCTATGGCCGTACCCATTTCCAATGTCACCCGCCGGGTAGTGTATGCCCCATCAGGAACAGGGCCATACGCCTTTACCTTCGAGATCCTGGCGCAGACAGACATCGAGGTTTATAAAGGTGACACGCTGCTCACTCTAACCACCGACTATAGCGTCACCATTAACGCCAATGGCACGGGGTCTGTGACCCTGGTGGCCACGGCAGGCACAGACAACATCACCATCATTGGTGCCAGGGCTATCCAGCGCCTGTCAGACTTTGTGACTGGTGGCGACTTCTTTGCCAATACGGTGAACGATGAGCTGGACAGTCTGACAATTTTTGCCCAGCAAAACTCTGAGGCTGTATCCCGTGCATTGCAGGCACCAGAGACTGATCCCACCACAATCAACATGACGCTGCCCAGAGCTGCAACCAGGGCGAACAAGACCCTGGCCTTTGACTCTAATGGCAACCCTGTCATTGGTGAGATCATTGGTGACAACCGTGGGAACTGGGCGGCTGGCACTGCGTACAACAAGCGCGACATTGTCAAAGACACAACCAATTACAACATCTATCTTTGTAATACAGCGCACACTTCCAGTGGCTCACAGCCCATTAGCACCAATACCGATGCTGCCAAGTGGGATCTGCTGGTGGACGCTGCGGCTGCTGGCGCTGCTCAGACTGCGGCTGAAGCTGCACAAGCTGCTGCGGAGGCGGCGCAAGCTGCTGCTGAAACAGCAGAGACAAACGCAGAAACAGCAGAGACCAATGCTGAGACTGCCGAGACAAACGCCGCGGCCAGTGCATCAGCAGCATCGACTTCGGCAAGTAACGCGGCCAGCTCTGCAAGCACGGCCAGCACGGCAGCAACCAATGCCGGTAATTCCGCAACCGCGGCTGCTGCTTCTGAGTCTGCTGCAGCGACAAGTGCAAGCAATGCTTCGACATCCGCATCTAATGCCAGCACCTCGGCGAGCGCTGCATCATCATCTGCGAGCGCCGCGGCCAGCTCTGCATCCGCTGCCAGCACCTCGGAGTCTAATGCTGCTAGCTCTGCATCTGCTGCCTCAACTTCCGCATCCAATGCAGCGACAAGCGCAACCAATGCAAGCAATAGCGCAACCAGTGCAGCTAGTGCCCAGTCTGCTGCGGAGGCTGCAAGGGATTCTGCGCTGGCTGCTTATGACAATTTTGATGACCGCTACCTTGGAGCCAAGGCCAGTGATCCCACACTTGACAATGATGGAGATGCACTATTGGCGGGGGCGCTATATTACAATACAACCGATGAGGTAATGAAGTTGTACACAGGATCTGCATGGGTTGCAGCGTATGTAAGCGGCGATGGATTTTTGGCAGCAGCAAACAATCTTTCTGACCTCGACAATGCAGCAACGGCCAGAACAAACCTTGGCGTAGCCTCTGACAGTACACAAACCTTAACCAACAAAACAATTAGCGGCGCATCCAACACTCTTACGGTGGACGGCACTAATGAGGTTGGCTTTCGAAATGTTCCCGCCGTTGGAACAAAGACTACTTCGTATCAACTCCAGACCGCTGATGTTGGTAAGTACGTTCAAATAGGGTCAGGCGGCTCAATTACCATTCCTGATGCAACCTTTTCTGAGGGCGATGCGGTATCTCTATTTAACAATACGACTGGCGACATCACGGTGACTTGTTCGATTACGACTGCCTACATTGCGGGGGCAGACTCAGACGTTGCTTCAGTCACTTTAGCCACTCGTGGCATCTGTACCATATTCTTTATCTCTGGAACTGTTTGTGTGATTACGGGGAACGTATCGTGACAGGTATTCTTCAACTAATCCTTGGGTCTTCGTTTGGTGCTGGCCCTCCACCAGATATTGAATATTTAGTTCTTGGTGCTGGTGGCGGCGGGGGATTTAATGCTGGTGGAGGCGGCGGTGGCGGCGGCTACCGAACCGCTTCAGGTTATGCCGTTACTACAGGAGTCGCATATACAGTTACCGTGGGCGCTGGTGGGAATGGAGCAACTACTACTCCCGGGTCAAGCACGAGGGGATCGCCGGGTAATAGTTCAGTATTTGGCAATTCTCCAAATGAAATTTCATCTGCTGGTGGCGGCGGTGGTGGTGGTCTTGCTATCTATGGCTTTCAAAATGGGTTAGCAGGTGGGTGCGGTGGCGGTGGCGGTAGTGCATATAGCCCAGACCCGAGAGGTCAGAGAGGAGATGGGAATACACCAGCAACATCTCCATCCCAAGGATTACAAGGCGGTCTTGGCGGTGGTAATGGTGGGCCAGCCAATCCCGGCCCAATCTCAGGAGGAGGTGGTGGTGGAACTTCTGGTGAAGGGGCGTCGGGTAGCTCTGGAGTTGGAGGCGCAGGGGGTGGTGGAACGGCGAACTCGATTACGGGATCGTCAATAACTTATTCTGGCGGCGGCGGCGGTGGGGCTGGTTCTAATGCAACCTCTGCGGCCCCCGGAGGCTCCGGGGTTGGAGGCAATGGGGGATGGAATGGAAATGCCGCAACCGCTGGAGCAACTAATCTTGGTGGTGGCGGCGGTGGGGGAGGTAATCCAAACCCACTTGAGGGTAAAAATGGAGGTTCTGGCGTTGTCATTATTCGTTATGCAGATAATTACGATGACGCATCAGCAACAACTGGATCGCCTACATTTACAACTTCTGGCGGGTATAAAATTTACAAATGGACTGGTAGTGGCTCAATAACTTTTTGAAATGGAAAAAATGTATCAACTTTTTGGCATCAATACTGCAATTCATTTGTTACGCCCAAGGGCCAAGTGGGAAGTATCTAATGGAGAAATAACGCTTTGGGATGATCCTAGACCCAAACCCACTTGGCAAGAAATTGAAGAAACAATGGAAAAAATTAAGGCGTTTGAAGAGTCAATTAACACCATATGGCTACCCGAACAAATTAAAGAAATGCGTCAACAAAAATGATACAAAACTTATTTCCAACACCTGTAGGACTTTATTGTTTAGAGCGCGACTTAACTAAAACAGAAATCTCGTTTATAAAGGGTCAAGAAACAAGCAACAATGTCGGTAACACGGTTTCTACAAATCATACAATTCTGAATAACAAAGAGTTAACTAAACTGCGGGACTTTATTGAAACTTCTGTATCGGACTACTTTAAGACCGTTCACAATCCTAAACACAATGTAAACCTTCGGATTACACAAAGTTGGTGCAATTACACAGAGCCGGGGCAGTACCACCATAAACATGAACACCCTAACTCGTTTGTATCTGGGGTCTTTTATCCACAAGCTAACAAAGAGACAGACAAGATTTACTTTTATCGTGATGGCTACCAGATGGTTAAATTGCCTCCAGCGGAATGGAATGTCTGGAACTCTGAAAGTTGGTGGTTTGAAGTGGGTACTGGTGATCTGATTCTTTTCCCATCGTCACTTGCTCACATGGTTGAAACAGTTCAGGGTCACAACACAAGAATTAGCCTTTCTTTTAACACTTTCCCAGTTGGAATAGTTGGTGAAGAAATGAATTTAACCGGGTTAAAACTTGATTCAGCTAGAGGGTAAAAATGGCGCATTTTGCAAAATTAGATGAAAACAATGTCGTGACTGAGATTCATGTCATTGCCAATTCTGAGCTTTTAGATGCTAATGGCGTTGAACAAGAGCATCTTGGACAGGCGTTTCTTGAAAATCTTTTTGGTGGTACATGGAAGCAGACTTCTTATAACAAGAACTTTCGCAAACATTATGCTGGCATTGGGTATACATACAACGCCGATATTGATGCGTTTGTTCCTCCGCAACCATTCCCCTCTTGGACGTTTAACTCTAGTATTGCAGGATGGGATGCCCCGGTTCCTCCCCCTGAAGATATTTATACTGGCGATCCTCCCAAGTTATACAAATGGGACGAAGATTTATTAGCTTGGCTTGATTGGAGTGATGAAGCTAATGCTTGGGTTGAACCTCAACTGCCTTAAGGAAAGGATGAGAAGTGGCCACGGTAGAGTCCCGACTTGATACGCATGAAGCAGTCTGTGCCATGCGTTACGAAAAGATTGAGATACAGTTTGAGGCCAGCAACGCCAGGCTCAAGCGGATTGAAACCATCCTTATGGGATCTGCGGCCACCATCATTGTCAGCCTGCTGACGATAGCCTTTAAGCTCTAGGAGGGATCATCGATCCGATCACTGCCCTGGCTGCTGTCTCTGCGATCTGGGCAGGCATTAAGAAGGTTGTCGAGGTTGGCCAGGAAGCTGAAGGTGTCTGGCGGCAGCTCTCCGAATGGGCACACGCTGTTGACAATCTCGAGCAGGCGATCACAAGCAAGAAGTCTAAGCCACCGCTCTTCAAGAAGCTCAAGTTTAATGACGATGCAGCAGAGGCCATGGCCATTCTGGAGGCCGAGAACAAGCTGGCCACTATGAGGGCAGAGCTGCGTGAGCGTTTCCTATACGGTGATCTTGAGCGTCTGGGTGGACTGGATGCCTTGCGCCGGTTCTACCAGTTGCAGCGCGACATCAAAGCGAAAAGACTTCAAGCTATTGAAGAGCAGAAGATACGCAGGCAGAACCTGATACAGACCGGGGTGCAAATCACTTTAGCATCTGCGGTAATTGGCGCAGGCATCTTCTTGATTTACATGATGATTCGGTTAATAATCTAGTCATAATCTTATGCTTTAGTTGTGGCTTTCATGGGGGAATGCCATGCCGAATCAAAAAAGCCCAGACCTTGTGCTGGTGGAATGGATTGATGCAGCGCACTACGATGGCTGGCAATTTGGTGCAAGCCCAGAGAATCTCTTTGAATCTTGCTGGACGGTAGGATTCCTACTCAAAAGCAGCAAGGAGGGTGTCTTGATTGCACAGACCTGGTACCCAGGCGATACGGCCAACCTGATCCAGATCCCGGCGGGGATGATCAAGAAGAAAACCATACTTGGAGATCTTAATTTTGGGTAGGGGCAAACGACTTACAGACGAGCAGTGCATCGAGGCGTGGCAGGCATACCAAGAATTTCAAAGTCTGCCCAAGGGTGCCAGAAGACTTGGCATACCGATGGCCACATTCCAAAACAGAATTGAAAACTACAAGACCCGGTTCGGTGATCTTGAGCAGGCAGCAGAAAAGGCTGGCCCTGAGTTTACAGTCATGGCTCTGCCTGATGATGACCTAGATATTGATGACCTGGTCGAACTGAGAATCAAACAGTTTGGCAAGAAGAAGCAATACCAAGAAGCCACCAAGCTGATCCAGGTCAAGGTCAGGCTCGATGGCCCTATTGGCATCTTGCACTTTGGTGATCCCCATGTTGATGACGATGGCACTGACCTGGAGACCCTGCGTAAGCACTCAGACCTGACAAAGATTGAGGGCATCTGGGGTGCCAATGTTGGAGACACCACCAACAACTGGGTGGGCAGGCTGGCCAGGCTTTATGCCAACCAGTCCACCACGGCAGCGCAGGCCTGGAAGCTGGCCGAATGGTTCATCAATAGAACACGATGGCTTTATATGATCGGTGGCAACCACGATGCCTGGGCTGGCGCAGCCGATCCTCTCAAGTGGATTGCCAGGCAGCAAGACGCGATCTATCAACCTTCTGAGTGCAGGGTTGGGTTGAATTTTCCCAATGGGCGCAAGGTCATTGTGAATGCCCGGCATGACTTCGCTGGCCACAGCCAGTGGAACCCGGCCCATGGGCAGATGAAGTCGATCCAGATGGGGATGCGTGACCACCTAGCGGTCAGTGGCCACAAGCACACTTCGGGCTATGGCGTGATCAAGGATGCCAGCACCGGGCGCATCTGCCATGCTGTGCAGGTTGCCAGCTATAAGATCTACGACAGCTACGCAAAAGAGCGAGGTTTCAGAGACCAGACTCTCAGCCCTGCCTGCATGACGATCATTGACCCGGCGCTCGAGGATGACCATCCAGACATGATTAAAATTTTTTGGTGCCCAGAAGAGGGTGCTGACTATCTCAACTTTAAGCGCAGTAAAGTTTAAGAGGGCTTGCCATGTTTATTGCCGTGACTTTTATGTGCCTGGTCAGTGGTGAATGCAACTTCATCCATGACAGCTACCTGACCACCAGGCCTGTATGCGAGGAGCGCAACCAGGCAGTCTCAGATCTGCTGGAAGCAGACGACAATGTCTCTGCCTACAGATCAATATGCGTTCCAATACCAGAGGAAAGGGTAGCGAATGGGTGACATTCTTGCCAAGCTCGCGCCAACGGCTGCAGCACTAATCGGTGGCCCCTTGGGTGGCCTGGCTGTTGAGGCCATAGGTTCTGCCCTGGGTATCTCTAATGCTACGCAAGACAGCATCAAAGAGGTGCTGACTTCGGGCACCATGACCCCCGAGCAGATTGCTGCCATCAAGCAGGCCGAGGGTAATCTCAAGGTCAAGATGCGTGAGCTGGATATCAAGCTAGAAGAAGTGCAGGCTGCTGATCGAGCCAGTGCCAGGCAGATGTTGGCAGAGTCTGGCTCCTGGGTGCCTGCTGCTCTGAGCGTGGTCACCGTGGGTGGCTTCTTTGTTCTCTTGCTGGGCGCTGCCA